ATGCCGTCCATACCAAATGCCAGAATTGAGTTCATGCAAATTCCTAATCTTCCAGCAACGTTTTTTGAAGTGCTTAATTTACTCATCAGGTTCTTCGACCGCACTTATCAGATAGAGGATGCCGATAGGGGAGTAGTGCCGCCGAGAATTACGGCAGCGGCAGCGATTATTGCTTTACAAGAACGCAATCAAGTCTTGATGCAGACAAAAACCAGCTCTATCGACTTTCTCGTCGAAAACCGCAGCAGATGGGCGATAGGATTATGGCAAAACCATGGAGTTACCGAGGAATTTGTCGATGTTGCGGATGAGGCTAAGCCATTTGTGGGCGTAAATTATGCTGGAAGGAAATTCAATTTTGTTGTGGAATCTGGATCAACTACACCGAGAACGAGCTTGCAATTACAAGAAATGGCAAAATGGCTATATCAGGTAAAGGCAATCAGTCAAAAAGGTCTTCTGGAAGCCTTGAACTGGCCCGGCTTCCTCCAGGAATTAGAACGTACTGCGGAGTCTCAGACCGACCAAGCGCTTCAGATTCTAATTGATGCCGGTTTGCCGGAAGAAAGCGCCATGCAGATTAAACAGTTTGTGATGCAATCCTCGTTGCAGACTACTAATCAGGGCAGGACGGTAAGAACGGAATCAACAAACACAGTGTCCGCGCCAAAAAGCGCCGCAACAGGAACGTAGCGTGCGGCAGCGCTTGGGCTTAGCGCACTACAAGGAGTGTAATTATCCCGATCTACGAGTGGAAATGCAAGCGATGCCGACGAATAACGGAACGGATGTTTAGAGTATCAGAATGTCCGGATCAGATTAAATGCGCCTGCGGCAAGATGGCAAAGAAAATCCTGAGCCGTGGAGCAGTTTTGACTGATGACAATGTTTCGTGGCTACCGTCGGCTATTAAGGTATTGCAACCAGATTATGAGCGGCCCATTGAGACAAGAGGGGAATATAAGAAATATTTAAAGGATCATAACTTAGAGTGCGTGGGTTGACTATGCCAGGGAATGATGACAAGTTAAATAATATTCTGTCTGCCATCAGGAAGAAAATAAATTCCTTGATTTCTGAGAAAAGAACTGGTAAATACAACATATTGCTGGAAATAGATATGTCACAAGGCGGGGTTGGCGATGTTTTCTTGATTAGCAACACTAAGGAGAGGATTTTAAAAAAAGATACGTGAAGTAGTTCTTGACATTTTGGTAGAACACAATATAACACTGACATAACGGTTACAGATATTACCTCATAAAGGTTAAATTGAAGCCCGGATTTGCGGATAGCACGTCATTGACGTGTCCGTAGATTCGGGCTTTTTTGTTTTATACCAAATCGGGGAGACCAGCAATCGAGTCCGCAAGGGCAGCTCGAAAATCCAACTGGTTCCGAGAAGGAGAAAAGAAAATGGTAGAAAATTTAGAGACAAACGTAGGAACAGATGCGGAACAGGGGATTGCCGGAACAAGTTTCAAGACACCTGAAGAGTTGGCAGCAGCATATCTACAAGAAACAGACCAGCGAACCAATCTCGAAAAGAAACTTGGCGAACAGGGCAGAGAGCTTGGCTATCTACGCAGTCAGGCAGGAACGCTTGCAACGGCATTGAAAGAAACCCTCACCAGAGAGCAACAGCGAGAGCAACGGCAAGAAACGTCGGGAGGTAAACCAGTTGATTATGCTGCGGAGAGCGCAGTCGTGGAAAAGCAAATCCAGGAACTCGATCCCCTATCCGATAATTACCAAAAAACCCTTGCTTCTTTAGTTGCCAGATCAAATAGGTTGGTTGCGGCAGAACAGCATGAGAAAACGCTGAGTGCAGCCAGCGAATTGATGAGAAAGGAATTGGGCGAGCGAGATGTGAGATCTGCCAAGCAAAAATTCTATGATGAGAATCCTACGTTTGCCACCCCGGAAATGCAGGCAAGGCTCAATGAACTTATTGCCAATGATAGGACTGGGATGCATGATCAGTTCTCGGCATTCTATGAAATCCAGCGTAATGATATTGCTGTGGAGGCAAAACGCCTGATGGATGAAAATGCAGAATATAAGAAGCGATTGGAACTTGCCAAAGGAACGGACGAAACAGGAAAAGTTATTGTCAAGGGTCAAAGCCCCGGACAACAACAAATTAAACAATCAAAAGCAACCGGCAAGGACTTAGATGCTGGGATGGCCGCAGCGTTACGAGCGGTTAGAGGCGAATGACTCCTTGCCTATAAAAGGAGAATGAATTATGAGCTTAATAAATCAACTGAATGCAACTACAGAATATTACTGGCTTAATACTGAGCCGGTAGATATTCTAAATAAAGCATCGGCCTTGCTCTGGAAGTTAATGGGCAATGCCCTTGTAAGGGACAACTGGGAAGTAAAACCCCACGAAATCGTTGACGGTGGGCTTATGGTGAAAGTCCCCCTGGAGTATGCAAATAGCAACTCCGGCGGGTATGCAGCCGACACCGTTATCAATCAATCTAAGGTAAATATTATCGATGCTGCCAGGTTTGGATGGGCTGGCATCTATGGAAGCAACACCCTGAACCTCGATGATCTCACCCAGAATACCGGTGATGAAGCAATTATCGACCTGACCAAGGTATATATGCAGTCAATTATTAAGTCTGTACGTGTGCGGATGGCGGCTGATGTGATTGCGGCTGCCGCAGATGCAAGCCGCATTAACGGACTTGGGGATCTCTTCAATACCGCCACCTCTACGGAATATGGCTGTATTTCCACAGACCAGATGGCTGATTGGAAAGCAAATGTCATTACAACGGCGGAAGAGATTTGCTTTGAGGTTATGCAGAAGGTGTTCAGGGCTCCTGACATGGGCGATTTTAAGGGCATGCTTCCAGATTTCATCGTTACCACACCCACTTTAAAAGATGGATTTGAGCGGTCTTTGCATCCTCAACAGCGGTATCAGGATACAAAGATGATCGAGGCTGGTTGGGAAAACATCCAACACAAAGGCGCCCCGATGGTATCAGATGGAGGTATTGCTGCCGGTGATTTGTACGCGCTTAACCTGAATTTCCTCACCCTCAGGAGCCATAAGGACTACAACTTCACCAAGCCGGTCTGGGTGGACAAGACAGTCCTTGGCCAACCGGATGTCATATCAGCCAATTCAAGATGGCGCGGGAACCTCTATTGTTCGAATCGCAAGATGATGGTAAAACATTCCAACCTTTCGGAACCGGTATAATTTTGATCTTCGGGGGTAGGGACTTAAGCCTGAAAGTCGGATACCTCACCGATTCCCCCGAAGTAACATGAGGAAATATCAAGGAGGTGGATATGAAAGAGATAAAGTTGACGCAAGGGAAGGTGCTCTGGTTGATGACGAATCATACGAGATACTAACTATAAGGGAGTTTACTACAACGCGAAACGCGGACACTTTCAGGGGTATATCACGGAAAATTATTGCCACCAATACATTGGAAGTTTTTCCACCCCGGAGGCCGCCGCCCGTGTATACAACAAAAAAGCGGTAGAGTTGTTTGGAGATTTTGCAAGGCCGAACGTAATTTAACAAATACCATAGCGAGCTTGGCGTACTTTGAGGCCAACGAAAGGAGATTATTATGAGTGAAAGAATTTTATCGGTAGGTGGGAATAAGGCTTCCCGTCCAATTTCCGATGTTCGACCTACAGGCGTGGCTGGTTCATATGTGAAGACTGATTCGGGGATTAACACACTTGCCGTGGGAACGGTTATCGCTAAAAAAGTTCTTATTGTCTGTAAGGTTACAGAGGATTTTGCAACTGGCACCGGCACCCAACCGACTATTAAAATAGGCGAAGCCGGATCAGACGCAAAATTTGCGGCAACTACTATATTTACGAACGCGGCGGAGGGGACGACATTTACTTTTGCCGGAAGTCTTACGGCAAAAAAGAACCTGATCGTCACGCTGACTGCCGCCGTAGGCGACGGAACGGGCGGGATTGACGTAACGGCTTTTATTGTTCCAGCAGCATAACCAAAAAACTTTAAACCGGGGCCGGTCTCTATGATGGCTCCCCAAAAATAAGGAGAAAAGACTATGAAACATATACTTGTTATTCTTCCCAGTGATGGAATCATGTATATCCCCGTTCCATCGAGAGGAACTTTGAAAGGGATGAGAGCGGTTTATCAGACAAATGTGGTTGAGCCGGGTGACACTATTATCGCGTCAAGAGCTACAACTGCTGTAAACACATTGACAGCGGTTGATACTGCTGGTCTTGTGGTTGAAACCGGAGTTCCCGATGTCACAAATAAGGGACTCATTTTTGACCCGGGTTCAGCTACAGCAACAGACCACGTTATCAAACTCGTTGCCGATAGCGCTGCTGGAGTTGCGGTCGTTGATCTGGAATACGATGATTCCGCTTATATCCAGCAGAAAGCGAGTGAGAGCTAACAATCTTTTTCCTCCTTTCTAACCCTTTAACCCCCTTGCGTGCCAGAATAGACACGCAAGGGACTCCTTTGTGAAGAGGATGGTCATGGCAACCCTGACAGAACTGGTTACTGCCATTCAGGACATCCTGCAGGACGGGGCCTATACGGAAGAAAAGATCATCAGCCGGATCAACAGCGCATTGCAAATCGTGGCTGCGGGGGTCCGGATGCCGAATGGAATAATTTCACCCGTACTTCCTGACCTTCTGGATTACGACACGATTGTGACAACGACAGCAGCTTACGCGTCCCTCCCCGCCGATTTTCAGCGCAATGTCATTCTTGTTCTGGATAGTTCCGGGAATAAGATTGAGCCACCGAGCGGTGGAAACTATCAGGCGTTCGCGCTGTTCCTGAAAAACACATCGGACAAGAGGCTGGCAGAAACGGGATCGGTCTATTCCGTCGTAGTAAAGGGTCTGCGTCTGTACTATCAAGGCATACCGTCTGCGGCAGAAACGCTCGGACTCCATTTCTACCGCCGCCCTGCGGTGTTGTCGCTCGACGGCGATGAGCCCGAGGGGCTACCAAGCCATTTAGCCGAGGACATCTTGAAGCACAAGGTGCTGGCAAGCATCTTTGGAGAAAAAATAGAAGATGGGCAGGATAACAAGGGCATAGCTACGACCTATCATACAACTAAATTTATGGAGGCGATGGTTGCTTTGTGTGATTTTATCGGCATAGACGCTTCGCCGGAGTATTACGCCAGCGGGTCCGACGCCACAGATGCCGGGATCTGTGATTGAGAGGATTTTCTATGATATTGGATGGGTTCACTAAATGCTTTTTCAATAGGCCAACCACGCCTAACAATGCGGGCATACAACATGCTCCTTTTCATTCCGAGAGTATCCGACCATTGGGAAAGAGTCGCACTTTCCCCGCCAAAAGTT